ATACAACATAGATACCCTGTGCCTGTGCTGATTTGATAATGTTACCTGAACAGATATATGATTTACCTGCACCCGATTCACCAGCAAATACTGTAACTTTACCTAGTGGAATACCACCGTTAAAGTCACCACTAATCAAATAGTTTAGTGTGTAGTTACCTGTTGATACCCAGTCAGTTGGATCGTTAAATCCAATACCAAGTCCATCAATACTTTTTGTTAAAGTTTTACGAAACTTTGAAACGTCAAACGGTTTTGCCATAATTATGTGCCTCTCTAAATTTTACTTCTATACTAAAGTTTAACATACATCAGTTAGTATAGTCAACACCTAAACTAAGTTCATATACCTTGAATTCAGGTCCTGCTATTTCCAAAATACTAACCAATTTCTCTGCCCAAATATTTGGATCACCTGCTAGTGGTCCACTGTGATCACCAGTATTTACTTCTCCTGGTTTAACTAAAATCATTTGCGGCCACAGGGCGTGTTGTGCTAGGTTAATCATTGCATTTTCTAAAGCGTGTTTTTGACTAACATAGTGCAAATCTTTATACTGAACATCGTGCATCAATGTACTCATTGTTGAGATTGAAATAATATGTTTTCCTTCTACACCATTCCATTCTTTGTGCATGGCAAATGTTAAATCTGCCTGAGCATAATCTTGTTGAGCATTATTAATAAACATATCACAAGGTTTAATTTTATCGACAGTTTGTCCTATGTCACGTATATCATCACCAAGTCTGGTAGCAATTGGTACTATATCATGCCCACGCTTTTGATAAACTTCGCTAAGTGCTAGTCCAATACCATTGGTACTTCCTGTTATTGCGATCTTCATTGATAATAATCCTCAAATTTAATCTTTCTTAATTCGTCTTGATCTTGTATATATCTCTTTAAATCATCTGTGTTATCTTCTGATACTGCTAGTTTTTCTAATAACGGTAACACTTCAGGATTTTTACTTGAACGTAGGATTTCTAATGCTTCTACAGTTAACCAATTTTTATACTTTATATCTAGTTGCTTAGGTGTTGTTAGTAATGCCCAACTGTGATCAATACCCATTTGGTTTTTATAATCAATTATGTTAGCAAAGTCCCCAACATTGAGACTGCATACTGTTGTCCATAAGTTTAAATTAATTGGTAAACTTTTATACACCTGTAGGTTACGTTCAAACTTGTTCCATTCTATAGGCCAACGCACATAGTTATGAACATTAGCCAACCCATCAAAACTTACGGTTACAGTTACATCAACTCCTTGTGCTATTAGTCCTTCTATTTCAGGAATAACAATACTACAGTTTGTGTTTATTCTAACACTTTTTACATTTTTAGGTAAGTTTGCTAGAACTTGTTTATAATTTTTACTAGCACTAGGTTCTCCGCCATTGATATCTAACTGTACTATTCTATCTGTAGGTAAGTCCCAGAATCTATTAGTATTATCAACTATTGGATACGTTTTAGTACGCAGTCCGCCAATTTTAGTTGACAATCCTTCCCAGCAAAACTGGCATGCTGAATTACAAATGTTATCCAGCACACCCCCAACTATAAGGTAATCTTTTTTAGTTTGTTGTTTATCAAACTCAATTGAATTTATTCTAATACTTGTTCCGTTAACTTCTTCTGTTTGTTGACATCTAACGCACTCTTTAGGCCAACGATCACGTTCTAAATCATACTCAAGTTTTTTAACCCAATCACTTGATTCAAGTTCTTTGTATGAGTTAAACTCTTTTGAATCTGTCATATGCCCACAACAGCCCACAGTACCGTTTGGATTAAATCTAACAAAATGTTTAAACCTTGGGCAATACATCTGTTACTCCTGTTAGAACTTGATTTTTAGCAACGCACTCTGAGTACGCTTCTGCATCTTGTGTCATTAAATGCGTAAACAGTTCTTGTGCTGTCCAACTAGTACCAGTCATATCTAATAGTTTGTTATCTAATCGCATATACAATTGATGTGTATCGCTTGACTGTAAATCTTCTATTTCATTTGATGTTAGTATTTTTTGTTCACCGTTACCTGGCTGACTATTAAGTGTAGTAAAATCATTTATGTTATCCATAGTTAATAGTTTAACACGACTGTTAGTGTTCATAAACCTGAATAAATTTATTAACCAACCAATTTGTGGCGCATAGTGCCTATTAAAAAACGGATATTGCTTAATAAAATAAAAAACTGTATCTCTATCTAATTTAGGTTCTTGTTTATGTAAGTTCCAATAATAACTGTTAACACCACTAATAAACCTTTCATGTGGATTTCGAATAATTACGCTAATTTCTTTGCATTCTTTAATCTCTTTATGTGTCAAAAATGGAAACTTGTAATGTCTAGCATAGTCAACTATACTGGTATAACCACATTTAAAAATAGGATAGACATATTGATCAATGTCGGTATTATGTATAACGTCAATGTCATCGGGGTATAGTACTGTATCTAATCTTGTAAGCATTTATAAACCTCTGCAAACAGTGTTTGACTATTTTGATTCCTACGATTATCCATTTTTTCTAAATTGTCGATGGTTAACTTTCTATTAGGTTGAAATGGTTTTTGTAAATGTGTTAACAAATTTCGATAACTATCTTCTAATAGATACCCTGGGTTTTCTTCTATTCTACGAACTAGTTCTTTCATTAAACTATCCAGTGTTGCTTGATTTAAATTTCTAATATCTTGCCATTCTGGATCAGTGACAGGTCCTATAATATAACTGTTATTTTGAAATCCTTGATTTTGTAAATATTCTACAGTGTCAAATAGTGACCATGGATTCAATATAAACCATAACATGTTAAAACTTACTTTATGATCAAGTCCTTTGATAATTTCTAAATTATCTAAGAAGTCTTGCCATTTGCCGCCATGTCTTATATACTCAAATTCATCTGCCATTGTTTCTGTACTTAATATCCAATGTACATTCTTAAATTGACAAATCAAATCAAATACTGGAGTACCTGTTTTACTTAAATTGGTATTAATTCTTAAATTAACATCAGGATTTCTTTTTAATAATTCTTGTAATATTTCTTCATTTTGTTTCATTAGTAACGGCTCGCCACCTGCAAAGTAAGCATGTTCTATCTGTTCAATATTTTCTAAAATATAGTTCTTAACTTCAATTAGTTTTTCATCTTGTGAATCTAAAATTTTAATTGGTGCATCTATTTCTTTAGCCCATTTATTACTGTATAAAGGTCCGCAATAAACACAGGCAAAGTTACAACTGTTACTCCATCTAATGTCTATCTTGCGTAAATCAAATCGTGTAACATCGTCATAGGTTGACATGTCAACATTTTTCATTTCTTTTAGATAAAATATTCTATCACTAATAATATCATAACTATTTTTATTATTTTCTAAACTATAACAACATTCACAACTAGGATCTTTTATTCCTTGGCTCATGTTTTCTTTTATATTGATAATTTTCTTACCGTTAAGTATTTCGTGTATAGAATTATCACGTAAATTACCAAGATTATGTTTAGTTTTACGTATACAGTTACGAACATCACCGTTAGCATCAACATATATACCTGTCCATGCTAAAGGGCAAAATGCTCTATTAGTAAGATATTCTTTAGGATTCATCGAAAAAATAGGGCGGAATTACCCGCCCGTATTAATTAAGACTTCTGACGGTTTCTAATCATTGCTAGAATGTCTTCAGCACGTTGTCCACCACTTGCTGGTGTTTCAACTGGTGCTGTAGGCGCCGCCTCTGCTACTGTTTCTTCTACTTTAGGAGCCTCAACTGCTGGAGCAGGTGTTGCTTCTGCTGTAGCTGTTACCGTTGCAGTTGCAGTTGCTTCTGCTGTTGGTGCTGGTGTTGAGTTAGAAGTGTTAATTTGAACACCTCTTGGTCTATAGTAGTTGCCCCAGCGATCTGCGTCATATGCTTGACCATCAACTGATGCTTCAAACATTTCTTTCATAACTTTAAGTTCAGCTTCGCTTGGTTTCTTAGGAAGGAAGTCGCCTAGGTTGTGAAGACCATATTGTTCAATAGCGCCACTTTCTGTAGCGTCTAGTGCTGATTCCTTACGTGACCATTTTGAAGTTGAATAGTCAGCATAACCACCTTTAGATGTTTTAGTAATAATAAAGTCTAAACCACCTTGATAGTCTGTTGGTAAGTTTTCTAATTCTGGATCTAATAAAGCCGCCTTGATCAAGTTAAAGATCTGTGGACTAATAATAAATCTACGAATTGGATTTTCTGGTGTTTGATCATCTGTAATTGGATTCTCTCTCACAAAACCTTGGAATAGGTATGATTTTTTCTTCCAATACTTACGACCCATATCTTCTAAACTAGGATCTTTGAACCAAGTTCTTACTTCTGCAAGAATAGGACATGCTTCACCCCACATTTCTACACATGGTACCTGTACCACAACTGGTTTACTATCTGCTGATCCTTTAACGCCAGCAAATGGTAAGTTAATCATGTTACGTTCTACCCAAAAGAATGTATTGTCTGTGTTTGCGTCTGGTAAAAATCTAAGTTTGGCTGTGTCGCCTTCTTTAATATTCCAGTGTGCGTAGATAGCGTTGTCGCCGCCGCCTTGTGAATTGCCGCCTGTTCCGCGGTTTTCTGATGCTTGTAACTTTGCTCTAATTTCTGCTAAACTTGTTGCCATGGTATTTCTCCTTGATAATTTGCCATAATGTTTGTGCCTAAACTACATAACACTTCTATATTATATAGTATGTTTATTTATCTTTCAAGTGGGTTTTAATGATTTTTTTACCAATTTAGCCAAAAAAAAGCCACCCTAAGGTGGCTTTACTCAGTTGGTAGAGCAATTTATTTTAAGCCTGATAGTCTTCTAAGGGATGCCATTTCTTCTATACTTTCGTTTGCGTTTTTAAGTGCTTTTGCTACATCAGGATGATCTGATAAACCATCTGCTATTGATTCAATAGCATCAGTAGCGTCAGTCATGTTGCCTGTTGAGTTATTTGCTAATTTAATTGCGGCCTTAATGTCGTCTTGTGTATATTTTTCTGCTTCATCTAAGTTGGCATTACAGTTACAATGTGGGCAGTCTGGTGGACAGCCACAATCTTCTGCTTTTACATCACTGCCACAACACTTATCTGAACAATGTGTATCTCTTTTTTCTTCGCCTAGTGTGTCCCATGATTTACTTGGATATCCACCTTTTGGTGTTGGTCCGCGACCTTTGTGTAGATCAAATACGTCCTTAAGCATGTCAAGGTATCTTTTAACTGCATTTGGTTTGTCATCTTCACTGGTTAAATCAGTAAAGTGTGTTACAGTAGTCATGCCATTGTCCATATCAACTACTAGTGCGTTGCTATGTGTGTTAGACACTTGTGCTACTGTACCTGTTTGGCCTTTGTC